GGACATCCAATCCACTTTGAGTCATTGTTGCCAATGAAGCACCAACCTCTTGAAAAGATATACCCGCAATTTTAGCTAAACCAGTAACTTTTCCTAATTGATTAGCAATTTCTTCTAACCTGAAACGACCTAAATTGACCAATTCAAATAATTGAGCAGATATCTCTCGGGCAGTACCGGCTTCTTTACCAAAAACATTCATAACAGATGATAAAGCATCAACGGCCGCACTAGTTGAAGACATTGTTACTTGTGCTAATTGAGCGGCTTCAGCCGTAAATTTAAGAGCATCACCTGCTTCTACTACTTGGTTAGAAAGTGTCTGGTAAACACCTTCCGCTATAGTTTCTGCGGCGATGCCAAGAGCATCTGACATCGCTAAAATTTCAGCTGTAATAGCTTTTTGGGGGCCTAAAGCATCACTGTCAATTGTAGCTATTTCCGCAACAGCTAATCCTAATTCTCTAGCTCTTTCAATAGCCTCGGTAAAAGCACTAATTAAAGTCGTAAGTGCCCTAAATATTAGTTGCCCGGCAATTATTCGACTTACATTTTCCCAACTTAATTGTATATTGTGACCAGCAGCTGCACCCGCTTGACCAGCTTGATGTAAATGTTGCCCTGTTTTTTGTGCTGCTGTTCCTACTTGAGTTACTGATTGGGCAGTAGTTTTAGATTGCGTATTTAATTTTTGCAAAGCAGTTGTAAACAATCCACCTTGAAATTGTTTAGCACTATTGGAAAAAGCGACTAAAGAACCATTAACAGCATCCAAAGCCGACTTTAACCGTGTTAAAGCATTAATGGCACCAGTTGCATTAAAACCAAGTGTTTGTGAAATTGCGGGCATTTTATATATTCACAGGAGTTAAAAAGTTATAAGGATTAGGTAACCTAACGCCTTTTGCAAATTCTTTCCAGGCTTTTAAACCTTTATCTTGAAAATGGTACGGAGTAAATCGTACATTGTTACTAAATGGTTGGGGAGGAAGTCCTTTCACAGCTCTATTAAATTCATTGTAGTGTAGATATCTTAAATCAGTTTCATAGAAAAAAGAATAATTAAACGTCACTTTATCAAGTTTTAAACCACCGCTACTGGCTGATCTTCCTAAAGATGTTCGATCTTTTTTCGCTTTAATAGGTCCTATTGGAACCGTAGTACCGAGTTCTCTTGCTAATTCCTGGAAAGTTGCTCTAGATGCTCCTGACCAAGTTGGAATAGGAATTGAAATTACTGTTGCATTGATCCATATTTGCCCTGAGCGTTTTGTTTGTTCCACAAGATGTTCATGGGTTGCTTGAAAATAAGCTTGAAGATCAAACTCCAGTAGTTTAAATTTAGGTGTAAATCTCATCGTCTACGTCTTTTAGGTTTCCTAAATGATCTACTTTCCCCTGAAGATTTACCTCCTCCAGCTTGTGCTTTCAATAACTCCATTTCATCATGTTCTCTTACTTGGTTATAAGCTATTATTTTCGCTTGTGTCCATACATCACATTCATCCCAAGTATCTTTTAACTTTGGGGGTCGAACGCCTAGCCGTTCACAAGATCGCCAGATGGCGTAGTCTGTAGTTCTTCCTGTGGGCCACAAGATTTTCCTAGCTCCTGCGCTCGACCAAGTAGAAAAACCTCGCGCGCCTTTTCAAGTTTCCCTTCATCTAAAGCATTAGCCGACATAACTGTCATCACAATTCGGTTAACCTCAAAAATTGAGAAACCAGTTTCCTTTAATTCTTTTTGCCATTCAAGCCAAGTAGAAGGTTGGTCCATTTTTACACGAGACCATTCAATTTCGCTAGGTTCTAAGGATTTAAGTACAATGTAAGCTGTATGAAGTTCATTATAATGATCCTTTTGCTTCTTATAATTTGGATCATCATAATCTAATTTATAACCTTCTTTCTTGGTTCTAATTCCACGTGGTTTAGGTTCTGGACAAAGTTTATTAAATTCATCCATATCGGGAACCGCTACAGCCTTAATTACAATATCCTCACTATCCATTCTTGTCAAAACAAGAATCTCTTCACTCGGACCATTAACTTCTACTCCGCCTATTTTCATAAAATTCTCCAAAAGTAAAAGGCACCTTCACCCAAAATTGGGTGAAGGTGTAAAATCAATTAACACTCAGCATCAGTGGATCGTGTAACTGTGGCGGAACTAATATTGCAACGTCCAGTGACAGCAATTGTAGCTTCACCAACATCATAATCCAATGTTTCCCAACGGAAAAATTGTAGAAGAACATCTTCATCTTCATCTGTACCACAAGGAACACAGTGCTTGGCAAGAATGTCAATGCAATAAGGTTCACATTGGTCAGTGCTTGAAGAAACCCATTCGCTCGCGTTTCCTGTTTGCTTAAGGGCATCTACAGGCGTAATATCCGTCCCTGAAGAAGATTTAATGAATTCATAAGCAAATTCCAAGTTCACTTCTACAGGTATCTCATCACCTTCCTTAACAGTATCTAGATCACCACGATCAAGAACATACTCATATTCCTTAGTTTCAGTCCATGTTAAATTACCTTCACCAATCTTAATTTCAAGATGTTGACCAGAGAAGGTAACAACGTCACCTGTCACTGATGCAACAACTTTCGCGGGTGAAAAGTTCATTGTATTTGTGTCGCCGTTACCATCCTCCGTAGTAGCGGTGACAGTGTAGATGGTCGAGTCATTGGCAGTATTTGTAGTAAATCGTGTCCCCACTGCTACTTTCTCCACACTTGTGTTAACAGAGGTCACGTTGACCGTGTTAACATTCATTGTCGTAGCATTAATGGATACGTTTGCCTCAATAACTGCATTTCCACTAAAACCATCTTCAAAAAAGATTGTAACATCCCTGAGTTCAATACGCGCCATATTTTTAAATCTCCAAGTTAACTTTTTATATCTAGATCAAATAAGGCATCAACTTCTGATTGCCTTATACGATTATCTTTGTCAATCTGACCAAAATGCCAAATCATAATAGCTTTTGGTTCCCTATTACGAACAGTGAGGCACCCGATAAGAGATTGATCATCGTCTACACCGTTACCATATTTCTTAATAGGAATTGTTGATAACATTGCGTTTTGAAATTCTCCACACCATCGAATAATGTTATAACTATCCGAGCCAGATAGTAACATTTGTTCAGTGAGAAGAATGTTAATTGCAACCTCAACACTATACCAACCGCTACTAGGAATTGATACATCAGGACCATTTACACGCAACTCCGCGTGATTTTCCCGTTGATTATCTTCATCTCGTTCATCAATGCCTTCAACGAAGAACGGTAAACTAATCCCGGTAGAAATAGCTTCAAAATACTTGATTATGGATATAAGTGTCCATCGAGCCAGATGTTCATTCATATTTAACTACTCCCCGGTCATAATTCGATTCCAGTCCCACTGTTGTAAAGGGCTGTTATATCAGCACTGCTTAAAACTTTACTAAAGTAATGGATAGCATCTAAGTCAACATTACTTCCAGCGTTGTTTATAGTACCCGCACCTAATCTAAATACACCATCCCCTGGGTCTCTACTAGCTCCATTACCATGCGCAGCAGTGTTAACTGTACCATTGTTTACACTAATACCAATTTGATCATTGACTGAATCATTATAAACTGTAAAAAAGTACCAAGTATTGACGCTCAAAGCCCCAAAAGCATTAGCATTAACAGTTGTTACTGTTGGTGTATTACTTTGAACCTCCCACCGCAACCTAGATGCTGTTTGATCATAAAAAAGTCTATATCTAGTGTTTGTGTTTCCTTGTTCCGTTAAAATTGGACGTGCAAGAGTGACATCTCGTAAATATAACCAACCAGCGAAAGAAAAATCAGTATCTAATGGTTGTAAAGCATCCCGGTAAACCATTTGATCATTGGTATCTGAAACACATCTTAATGCATTATTAATTTTTCCAGAAACACTACTAGGATCATTAAACGGTGTAAGATCATTTGTTCCAAAACTATCTTCACGTGTAGCGTTACCAGTTTCCTCTAAATGCCAAGACGAAACCAAATTACTTGTGAGAGAGTTAGCGGTCGTTGATGTAAGATTTTGTGTTAAATTTAAGGTGTCACTTAACTGTTTATTAAAAGTAGCTGTCACTGTAACATTTTGTGTTAAGTTTAATGTTTCACTTAATTGTTTGTCAAAAATCCCAGAAACTGTGACGTTTTGGGTTAAGTTTAACGTGTCACTTAATTGTTTA